TTATGCCTCCTTTATATTGGAAGTCTGTAAAAAGCTTTTGGAAGTCTGTGGAGTAATGCTTGTGTCAGAAGCCCAAAATAAGTAAACTTTTGTTTGAAGCAACATCCCTACAAGCTTAATTAACTTAGCCATCTTCAAGGTATCTGCGTTAGTTATGGAAAAAGTATAATCTGAGGTTTTGCCGAAGGGTTGATGGCGGCTAGCGGCAAATTCCCTTCTAAAGCGTGTATGCTTGTTTTTGATGAATGCTTCTTTGAGTTTGTTGATCTGCTGAGATTGCAGGTTTTCAAGCTTTGCAACGACATATCGTTCGCTGGCTAAGAGTTGCTGATCAAACCCTAATTCCAAGAGCGTTTTAGAAACACTGGATATGCCCTTTACTGTTTGTTGTTGGGTTATTTTCTGCATGCCAGCTTTCTCAGCGAATGGGCTATACTTTGCCATAACTGCTATCAACTCGACATATTGGGTGCCGACCAGCGGCATTGTTTCACGGATGAGTTTGGCGCCTAAGCCTACAGTTCGATATTTTGGGTGGATAACTACTCGGTTGATTATGCTTAGTTGTTTGTTCATTTCCTGAATAGTCATTCTTGGCAGTACCATTCGTCTTCCATAGCATGCCGGCGGCGGGTAACTGTAGACTATAACACCGCAGAGCTCATCGCCTCTTACTAGACGGAAGATTTTTCGTGGAACCGCAACCTTGTGCCCTCGATAATGGAAGCTGCTGAGTTTTTGCCAGTCTTCTCTTGTGCCTACTTCCACATGCATTTCTCTGATTAGGCTGCATTCAGTAGCTGGAGTATTTGGGTAGTAATCGATTTTGATTTCTTCCCCAAACCGTTTACGGACTAAAACGCTGGGTTTCAAGTCTTCGAATAGGTCGCTGTGAGTTGTTGCTGCTATGACTGCTTTGTCCTGTTGCCGTGCAATCTTTTGCAGATTGTAAGCGATTATTTTGGCGGTATCTCGGTCTAAGCATGCGGCAAATTCATCCATAAGCCACCATTGTTTGCCGCTCTCGATTAATTTGGTGATTCGATAACGGTACCGTTGGCCGTCGCTGAGTTGGCTATAGGTGCGCAGAAACAGAAAAGCATCGTTTAAGCCGACTTTACTTAGCAGCTCCAAGCCTTCTTCCACTGTGGAGCCGACGGTCTCGATCAATGGCTTCTCAGCGTCCACGACAACATCTGACAGATCGATAGCCTCCTCGCCTAAATCTGTCTTGATTGCTCGTAGCAAGACACTTTTGCCGCTGCCACTATCTCCCGTAATATAGACGATGTCGTGAGGCCCAATCTTCAACTCAGCATCCAAAACCTTGAAGCGCTGAGCGTCATCGATACCTAACCCGAAGGCTTCAGCCACAACCAAGCTCCTTGGTGTCGGCTTAGTATGGGTTTCATAGCTTATGGTGAACGTGAACTTGCCTTCCGTCCGGTCATAGATTCGTCGGAATTGCCTTATGCGAAAGTCTCTTTGTCGTCTCACTTCTTGGTCACCTTGGAATAACTGTTAAGAATGGTTCGGGTTCCATCTGTACGGTCGCAAATACGGCTAGCGCGATGCTCCAAAAGACGTCGTCGTGGGTGCCGTTTGGGTGTGAGTAGCCTATGGCGCCATCTTTGCGTAGGTCATAGCGTTCCACGTTTAACTCGGTGCAGAGGTCGCCCCTGTAAGGGCGCTCCCAGTGCAACAGCGGATAGAAGAACTGTTTGTTCATCATGCGTTGCTTTAGCAGGCTTGCCATCTCGCTCTTTCGTGGCACGCTAAAGTTTACGCCTTCAGCGTTTTCTATTCCAGCGGTTTCCATGTCAGCAATGATGGATGGTCCTTCTCGTGTGAAGTCAACCCTGATTTTTTGGAATCCACCCCACCTGTCCTGCAGCGCCTTAAGATAACCCAAAACTTGAGCGTACAGGGTGGGCTGCTGGAAAATCTTGAGGTGCCGAAGGAACAGCTTATCATTTAGCCGCTCTAAAACCGACAGTACACAGTAGTCTCGGGTTTGCGCTAAATCCAAGCCAACGAAGAAATCACCTTCGCATTCAGCCTCAGGATTGAATTCTTGCAAGTCAAACCCGCAATTCTTCACTGTTCCAACACAAGCAACGATTAAGCTTTGAGCTAACCAGACGTCTTCGTCCTCTGCCCACTCTGCTTCCATTTCCCGACGCCAACGCTGTGGGTCATCCCCGAACTGGCGCTTAATCTTCTCAACAATAGCGGGCTTAAGCGGACCATTTGGTTCAAGGGCATCACTCCACCGAACATGTGATCTGGCGAAATCGGAATAGTCTTTGTGGTTGCACATCTTCCAAAACAGCGAATCCGTGTTCCAAGGCGTCGAAGTCGCAATCAACTTGCCGTTAGTTGTTCCAAGCGTAAACAGGATAGCGTCATAGAGCTCCTCATCGTCAGGAACGAAATTGCATTCTTCGATCCAGATAACTTTGAAGGTTGGGCCTCTGATTGTGTCGGGGTTGTTTGGGAAGGCTTCAATCATGCTGCCGTTTGGCAGCGTAATCCTTGTTTTCTGAACTTGCAAACCTGGCTGCTGGGGAAGCTTTCGACAAAAACCGCCCATGCGGCGTATGTTAAGTTTTGTTTGCCGCCAGCTTGGACCAACAATCGCTATATAGCTCTCGGGGTGCTCCCAAGCATACTTGAGAAGCAACGCAGAAACCGAAAAACTCTTCCCCGTCTGACGCGACCAACGCACAGCAGTAAACTGGTTCTTCTCAAACATGTCCGCAAGTTCCAGTTGATAGCGGTAGGGTGTAAAACCGAAGACCTGCTCGCAAAACCCCTTGAAGTCGCTTTGTAATGCTTCGACATGAGTCTGCCTTTTAGTTTCATGAGCCATTGCCAACTGCTCAATACCTTCGATTTTGGCTTTAGCTTGATCAAGCCTGAGTGTGCGAGGGTTTTTTCTCCAACGAAGCATAATTTGCCTCCAGTCTGTCTAAACGTTCTTCAATTCCCCGATAATCCAGGTACTCGGCAAAAGCATCCTTGTAGGTCTTAGCTAAGGTGGCTACAACCTGTAAACGCTGCACCTCATCCTTGGTTAACCCAGCTTCAGCGCTCTTGAGCAGAGCAGCCGCCAAAATCTGCAGGGTCTCCTCAACATTGGGCATGTTAGCTGGCAGAGCAAGCTTAGAAGAAGAAAAAATTGTCTTTTTCCCAGAAACAGTTGTTTTTTCTTCTTTCACAGTCTTAAGTTTAAGGTCAAACAGTTTTTGGGCGACAGCATCATGGGTTTTAACCATGATTTTGCAGATAGATTCAACGGTTTTGCCTTCCTCTACTAGCTGTCGAAGTTGACGCTCTTCATCTATATCCCATGGCTTGCCTTTGGTCACGTTTTTTGCCCCACAAACAATCCAATTACCGTGCCGCTTAATCCCGTGATGGATGCAAAAATCTCGGCGTTCCAAGTGTGCAATATAGCTAAATGCGCTAACTCAAGAGCCGACATGAACGCCGTCATGCCTATGGCAAATTTTACGCCTAACACAAGCTTAGCTGTAGGTTCCTCAACGATAAGGCGCCCCCTCTCAAAGCGCCTGCGAGTCAAGGCACGCTTAATAGGGTCTGCCATCGATACTCAATCTCCGTTGCGCCAATGCTCTTCGAAAAGTTCTTGGGCGATTCATGGAGCGGTGCCCGCCCATCATGAAACTATTAACAAGCCTACTAGCCGAATCCGTTGGAATGTGCTCTTTTAGCAGTACCGAGACACCTAAAGCCCACCCCAAAGGTATCGCAGTGTAGTCTAAATCGAACAGGCCATCGGCATATCGGAAACTGTTCTGGGCAATAACAATATGCTTGACTCGGTCGCCGATTAGTCCAACGAATATGCCCCAACTCTTAACTGGGACATCTATAGTCATGCCTGAACCGCTGCTTTTACCAACCGACGCATCGCACCAGTCAACGGCGATTAAGTCGCCGGGCTTAACGTTTTCCATTTGTTTTAGGATTTGTTTACTCATTTTTTCGCAACCTTGTACCTGTTAACGTGATCAACCTTGGACCGCAAAGCGTACACATAATCTGCCAAAAGGGATTTTTCTCTGCCAAGCTCCAAGGATATTTCCAATTCGCCAGTTTCGGATTTGACATGGTATTCGGCGCTTAGAATGCGGAAGTTGCCGTTGACGTTCTCGTTTGGCAAGGACACCGAAATCGTGTCAGCGGCAAAAAGTGGAGTGTTCCCGTAGTCGATGACTGTGCTCTTTAGGGTGAGGTATTCGGCTGGGTCTTTCATGTTCGCCAGCATAGCCCTTGCACGGAGCAAGCATTCGGGGTCGCTCCAAAGTTCCTCGTCAACATCCACAAGCTCCCGAAGACCAAAAGATGCTTGGCTAGCCGTATCTTGCTGTAGGCTGCTGTAGCGTGCGCCACCGAAGAATAATTGCATAACCCAAAATGTCCCAGACGTTAAAGTATCAACCAGCCAACCATCGATTCGCACAATGCTAACTTGTGTCCAGTCAAAGCCCGACTGTGGACTCCAGTTAGCCGCAAACGCTCCGCCGACGTCAAGCGCAAAAGCGGACGGGTCATTTTCGTTAACGTTGCTGAGAACTTGCCCTGCAGCTCTGTATGAGGTGTCAAAGAGTTCAACGCTGAATCCGTCTGCTCGGATATGTGCATCCCTTAGCAGGGCTAGGTAGAGTTTGGGGTAGGTGTTGAGGTTTTGCGGTGTACTGAAAGTAAGATAGAGTGCACCGTAGTAGTTTGAGCCAGATACAAGTTTTATGCTGCTGGTGGCTTCGCCGTAGGTTTTGGTTGCATCAAGCGTCATAGAAACGCCAGCGTAACGTGTCCAGGTTCCACTTGGGGGCGTGAGGCTTTCAACAGTTTCTGCTTTATCCAAGGGGGCGCTTTTGTCAGCGGCGCCATAGATGGTGATTTTGTTTCTGATTGCGATTATTTCTTTCCAGTACTCGTATGACTCTATCTTGTCGGTTAGGCTGACGGGGCTGGTTTTGGTGCCTCTTGGGAAAAACTCGAATTTGCCATCAGGTGCTGTCCGAAAGTCATAGCCGATAACCCCGTTTTTGTCGCTCTCAGAAGCGATTTTCTGCAGAATATCCCAAACTTGGGTGTCTTGCACTTTAAGGTCGGTGAAGGTTGTGTCGGTGTTCTCGACGAGTTCTGTGCTGCCTCGGACATGACTTAACCCTGAATAGTAGTCTAAGAGGTTTTTGACTATGGCTTCTCCCTTGTAGCCACTGTAGTCTTTAGTTACAGTTTGTCTAAAGAGCTTCTCGCCCCAGCACCGCCCAGCCACAATGGCATAGTGCTCGGTTGGACTTGACTGAAACTTGACGCTCTCTGTCCGAGTCGTGATAAGTTGAGGAACGTTAGCGCCTCGACCAATGCAGATGTAGCCGTCATGTCCAACATTGAGCGGATAAGTTCCACTTGAGCTGTATTTGCCATTCCAATTCTGCAAGCGCAACTCCCAGCTACTGACTTCTTTTGTGGCACCCAAATGAACCAAAGCTTCAACGACGTCGGCTTGCGGTATACCTACCGAACCCAGAGCAATTGTCAAAGCGGGCGGGTTAACACTCACCTATTCAACACCCCTCCGATAGAAAGAAGCATCCGAAGAACCGCCGCTCCCCGACCTAGAAGTGACCACTGCTTCGCCTGCCCTTTGGATACTGCGCGTATGGCTGGAGGTTTCAGCGGTGGCACTGTTGAAGTTCTGCACGCTAGCCGTGGCAGTGTTCATGCTGCTGGCAAAGTAAGCCATGGCAGCGGCAGCCGCAACAATAACCGCAATCCCCACCCCCGTTAGCGCCAAAAATGTTCCGTAACTGATGTTAAGCGCGTTTTGTGCAACCGTCGCCACCCAGCAAGCCGCAGAATAGACCTTCTGAGCAACAGCTAAGCCCGTACTGGTGCGCAAAAACAAGCCCATAACGGTGACAACCATCATGGCAGAGTTGAAAACCTTCATTTCAGAGTCGCTAAGTAACCCAAACTGGTTAGCAACATAGCCGATGGCTGTGCCTGCAGCACCGATTCCCGCCAAGGCAGAACCTAAACTTTTAACCCTAGCCGCTAAGGCTTCAGCGTCGGTTTGTATTCGGCTAAACTCGTTTGAAGCCCGATTCACCGCCCGAACCGTTACAGCTATCTCACGAAAACTCAATGCAACCCCGCCTCCGCCTTAGCTTGCTCAATCGCTGAGACGATGATGGATTCGAGTTGGGGCAGATGTCCTTGGATGGCTGGGTAAAGGTAGGGTTGGGCTTGCATGTACTTGGTGCCAAACTCCACAAACAGGGCATAGGTGGCGTCTGCGCCGATTTCGGCAACCCACTCGCTAATCTTGGCGTATATGGTGCTCTGCAAGTAGCCTGTTCTGACTGGAACCAGCTTTTGAGCGGAGGCTTTTACATTGGCAGCCCAGCTAACCAGTTGGCCATGAACCTGATGCTGTAGGCCTGAATCGAATTTTTGCATAGCTGCTTTGAATTCTTCTACGCCTTGGATGTCGCAGGTTACTTCTAGTGCCGTCTTGCTTCACGCTCTGCTTTTTTCTTTTCTTCCTCGGCTATTTCGTCCATAACGTTTAGGATGTGGCAGAACTCCTGCACTGTTCGGGCTGGCTGCTTGGCAAGTTGGGTTGGAGTCCACCCGAAGCTTTGACATAGCCTAAACTCGACAAGAGCGCTGTGCGGCTTTCCTCGTCTAATTGCTCTAGTAAAAAACGCAAATCCTCCCGTGCCATGCCGTTTAGCTTGTTGACTACCTTAGAGAAAAGCTCCCCAAGCTCAATCGGAATGCCGTCTTCTTCACCCAGCAACTTCTCAAGCGTGATGGGATGGGTTTGGGGTTGCCCATGCATGCTCGCCATAATGGTCTCCGCTTGAATTTCGATAAAGTCGCTGCTCTCCACGTCACCGGACAACTTGTTGTACTTGGTATGTTTCTGAATGATGCGGTTGCGTTTTGCCCAAGTAATCTCTGCAAAGATGTACTTGCCCTGATATTCTTCGCCGAATCGGTTGTCAATTTCTAAGGTTTCTTGCTTCATGCTTGTGCCATCTCCAAAACTTTTAGACGCGACTCTATCGCCGTCTCCAAATCAGCCAAAAAAACACCCTGTAAATCCACAGGTAGCTGGCTAATGCGTTTGGTAAAACGGTTCATCAGAGCAATTGTTTGCACGTAGATTCGTGTTTCATTTTTTGGCATGTTTTTTACTCCTATGAAATTGTGAGCGGTCCTCTAGCCGTGAAAGGAACCTTGGCGTAGATCAGGTCCTCAGATTTGCCGCGTAACGAAAAATCGTCCCATTTGGTGTGCTCAACGCCAACTTTGTTGGCACCGCCAAGCCCAAATTCTAAGCTGGTTTGCTCGGTGTCAGCTAAGACTTCGTCGGCTTCTTGCTTGCTCTCAAATTCGAAGCTAAGTTCGCCAGTCAGAAATCGTTTGCCCCATGTGATGTATTTGGCTAGGTGCCCGTTTGTTGACCGTATGACTGGGACAGCTTTGCATGAGTTGTCGATTTGCAGTTTCCAAGAAGTAATCCGCTCGCAAGCTACCCCGCCGATTTTCACGTAGCTCTCGGTGCCTGAGACCGCGCCTGCATACTCGGTATAAGATGCACCTGCAATCTTGGCTGTGCCCACTTCGATGTCTTGTGCTAGAAACTCGGCTTCGCATTCCAAAATTCCGTCAATATCGCACGTCAGTGTTGCTTTGTTGAAGCGTGCGCCCTTATAGAGCAAGCTTATGATGTCGGTGGCGAAGGCGAATTGGTCTTTGTAGTAGAGCACCTGCAGAGATAGGCTAGTGTTGAGTTCCTGTTTGACGTACTGTAAGAGGTTGATGGGCGAGTCAGAAGGGATGGGATACTTGAGCTTTAGCAGCGGTTGTCTTAGTCCACGTTTTAGGGAGACATTGTCAACTGAGCCTGTGCCTGCTACTTTGATGTTGTTTGGGTTTATGTCCGGGTCAAGGTTGCTGCAGGAGTGCCCAAGCATCGCTGGACTCGCTGGAACAACGCCAAAAGAGCCTTCGGTGACATAGTAGAATTTTTCTTGGTCTGAATGATAGGTGTCTACCATCTTGTTTCACCTGTAACTATGAGATAGCTATGGACTCAAAGAGCCAAGCCACGATTACGATTTCTTCTTTGTAGAGAAACGGCTTCACGTCAACTACATCTACGTCTCGGTAACTCTGAATATCGCAGAACGTTATGCCCCTAACGTCAACGGTTGCTTGGACAAAATCGCAGTACAAAACGGCAGGCGAAACCCCATCTGACGGATTGGTTGTCTTTGCCATCAGGCAGAGGTAGCCGTCGGCATCGACATAGTTGGTTAGGTTTTCTGTGAGGTTGATGCTTAGGGTTTCGTCTGTGGCTGAACTGCCGCTTTGCGAATTACCCCAAGCACCTGAGGTGTTGTCCCAGACCTTTATGGTGACGCCATTTCCTGATGGAGCAAGCCCAAAACCTTCAAACGCCAATAAAACACGCTTAATACACTGTTTGCGTGGCTCATTATGGCTCTCACCAGTTTTTACGCCGATTTTGAAGCGGAAAAGCATAAACGCAAACTCGCCACTGCCAGTTGCGCTTTTAGAGTGCCGCAGGTCGTCGCTTCCCCAAAGGTTCGCATACTCAGAATTTGACAATTCTGTCCAGACTGGATTAGACGGCACGGGTTCGGTTGTGGCTGCCCCATCGTACGCTTTGTGAGTTGTAGACGTCGAGTCGGTTGGGTAAAAGTTATAGACTGTCCTGTAGGGTAGGTTGCGGTTTTCGGGAATAATCAACAGCAACTGCTCAAGGACTTTGTCACGCATAACTCTGCCAGCGTCTGAGCTTGATAGCTTGTCAACAGTCGTTATGGTTGTTCGGAGGGAGTAGATGCGGCGCCTGAGTTTTCCGTCTAAGGTGTGTTTCTGGGCTTGGCAGGGCTCCGAGGTTTTGGATACGGTGATTTGGGCGTCGTAGTCTTTGAGCAGTTCCCGGTCATAATTCGCTTGAGAGCAAAGGACGCGGGCTAAGCCGCCATCGTCTTTAACTACTCTTATTCGGGATTCGATGAGGCGCAGAACGGTTATGACTGGGTTTTCTACTTCGCTCAACTTGCGATTAGCCTCCTTGCGACGCTTTTGAAGTAGAACCGCTGATTGGCAAAAGTGAAGGGCGTTACGGTTTGTATTTCGTAGTCTTCGCCCTGACGCCTAATCTTATCATGAACCCTAACGGGAAGGAACGTGTAGAAGGCCAAGTAGTCATTCAGGTAGTAACCCGCTTCCAGCATCACTTGCTCAGCTTTGAGTGAGGCAACAACGGCAAGCAAATCCAAAGGTTCCCCATAAGTCACGGTGGCAGCCGCTTCTCGCACAGGATAAAGCGTCACCGCCTCACCTTTGCTCTTCAGAATCTTTGTGAATTGGGTTACTGGCTCCTCGTAATGTAAGAAAAGCTCGGCTAGCCAACAAACGGTAACCATGGCCTGTTTGTTTTCAACATAGCTGTAGTCTGGATGTTTGGCGCCCCAAAACATAAACTCGTTTGCATGTTTGCCGATGACGTCTACGCTTAGCTTTAGGCTTGGCTTATCGTGGTTGCTGCGAATTCTCCAAAGAATGCCGCTTGTGACGGCGTCGTAGTAGTCGCAGGCTGAGAATCGGCTGACAACGTCTATGTAGCCTGCCCAGCAAACTGCAGGGTCATAAGCTGGATACTTTGCGCTAGCCCTGATGTTGTTTAATGAGTTGTAGACTTTTTGGCAGCTAACACTCCAACCCTCAATCGCATACAAACCTAAAAGGGCATAGGCGAATGGGTCATCGTAGACCTCGTTTTCAGTTAAGCCCACTCTGTGCCACTTGCCATCTGCAGGGTCATAGTTTAACCAAAGGTCCTCAAAGCCAGCTCTAAGAAAGCCTATTGCCTTGCTTATGATGCTGTTGTAGACGGCAAAGTTTGGGATGTCGTATTTTTCTGCTAGCAGCTTCAACCCGATCAAGCCATAGAGACATTCGACATCCAGTTGCAAAAGCCACGCATCCCCTATCGTAACGGCTCTTGCAAAGCCGCCGTAGGCCTGCTGGTCCTGCATGGTTTTAAGGAAAGTTCCGCCTGCTAACTTTGCTGCATCCAAATAGGCAATATTGCCGGTTAGCTCGTAAGCCCTCAAAAGAGACGGAATGACTCGGCAGGCGTCTACGCTGTAATAGTACGTGCTTGCTTCTGCACTTTTGAATCCCCCATAAGCCTTTCTCGCTGGGTCAAGGCACTGCTGGGTTAGAACCCAATCGGCTAAACTCACGACTTTAGTATAGATGTCGGCTTTCCTGTTCTCGAATTGTTGGGCAGAGTAGGCTTCACAAAGAAAGTCAATGGCAAAGCTAGCCGCTAAAACCCCCTTACCAAAAGCGGGGTCAGGTGTACTTGGCGGAATAACGTAAACATAGGGCGCGTAGTCCATCACGAATTGATAATAGGATTCAGGAACTGTTCCCATGACTACACGCCTCCCACATATGGCTCTTTGAGGCTAGCGAGAATACGCTCAAATTCTGTCTGCAAAACTGTTAAACTTGGAAGGGCTGAAGTTGAACTGCTAAGGTCGCCAACGCTAAAGTTTAACCCGATTGCTGAACCGCCAGTCAAATAGCAAACAGCATAAATGGCGGCCAAGAGGGTTATGGCTTCTTTTTCAGGTTCGGTGCAGTCAGTATAGTCTATGTTTTCTGAAAGTTCCAGTCCTAAAGTGACTTGGGCACGCTTAATCATTTTTAGCACTTTAGCGTCTGCAATGTCAGCCTCAGAAAGGTGCAAGACATCCCGAACATCCTCAACCGAAACATCAGCCACTTTGTGCACCTCCATTTGTGCCGTTGGTTGCTTTTTGCGGTTGAGCATCCCAGAGTTCCCAGCCAAACTTGACCGCGTTCTTGCGGAACTCTTCAGCCCTAACCAGTCCAAGCTCTGCGGCTTTGATGAGGTCGGCGGGGTTTAGCTCTGGGGTTTCGGGACTGCCAAAACTCAACCGAACCTTCGCCTTAGAAGCGTCAAGCCCTGCCTGTGCAACGGTTACAGCGAAAATTTCTTTTTCAACTTGGCGTTTGATGTAGCGCTGGACTGGTTTTATGAGCATGTCTTGCAGGTCTAAGGCTGCTCTTGCGCTTGCTTCGGTGAATCCTGGAGTGCTAAACAGTCGTGGCAGAGGCGTTTCGCAGCCAAGATAGAACTGGTTGACCATGTGGTCAATGTAGTACTCGAAGCGTGCCCTTGGGTCAATGCTAACGGGATAAACACCCACATTTTTGGCACCGCTAAAAAGCCACTGGCCTTCCTCAGGGCGATTTCTAATCGCAGATTCATACTTTTTGATGGTATCCTCTTTCTGTCCCTCAAGCTGCACAACGACGTCGGGTCCAGCGTACTTGACAAAGATATTTGGCAGAATCTTCTCTATCTTAGCTTTCATCCAAGCATAGGACGGGCGCTTATCGGTGTCAACAGTTAAAGTGTGCAGAAGAACCTGCAGCAAACCAACCCCGAAACCAGACGGTACATCGCCATTGAGGCGCCAGTGGATGACGGCTTCGGGTTTGAGTTCGTTTCCAGCATTACCGCTGTAAGTGCTTGAAAGCTGGTAACCTGTAACTTTGTAGGGGACTTTTAGGTTGGGAACGGTGCTTAACCCGATTTTTTGAACGGCGTCTATGGGTATACGAAGAGTATCGGTTAGGTGTTCGGGTGTGAGTTTGAGCCAGAAGTCGTTGCCGCAGCCAATCAGGGGCTTAGCCATTTCGTTAAGCAAGCCGTCTAAGTTGACGTCTTCGCAGAATTTGTCTACGGCTGCTTTGGCTTGGGTGGCTTTCTCGTATTTTTGGTCAGCGGTGGTGTAGAAGCCCATGCCAACCGTTGAAGCTGCCAATAGGTCTACGCTGCTTTTGCAGGTTGGGTCACGGTCGTAGAGCTTCATCACGTCTGCTAGCGGGATGCATGATGTGTCAAAGAATACTCTGCCTTTTGGGGATGCAACGCCTGAAGCGGGTGCATAAGATAGAACCTCACGGATTTTCCTAACGACTTTGCTCACGACATTCACCTCAAGGATTTTTTGTTGTTAAAAAAGAGGGGGATTTTTGCATGAGCCAGTCAGCGCCTAAGTTAGGGTGGCTTTGATGTTGGTCATTTTGGCAACGGCAGTTGAACGTAAAACGCCAGCGCCGAATCGTGTGGTTGCCCTTACGCCGTATTTGCCGGTCTTGATGTCTTCCCAGTCCTCAACGGTTATGTCTCTGCGTAGAAGCATAACTGAGGCGACGCGAGTGTCTATTGCGTATGCTGTGCCGTTTGGAACAAGAGTGCTGGCTTGTACTTGCATGCCCAAGACGTTTCCGATGCTGCCTTGCTCAATGTCGGTGTCGCTGCTGGGTAAGTACTGTGCATGAACAAACTTGTCGTCGTTGAGGAGCTGGTGTAGTTGGGTTTCGCTTACTGCTAGCACTGTGGGGCGCCAGTTTGCGCTTCTAACGGCATCGTGTAGTTTTAGCAGTCCTGTCCAGTCTAAGGGTTCGTTGTTGCCGTTGATGGGTGCTCCGCCTGCCAAGTCAGCGTCCGCAACTGCGCCGTAGAGGGCAATGATTGCTTGGGTTTCGTTTAGTCCTAAGGCTCTGCCGACTTTCTGCACCATGTTATCCATGACGTTCCAAGTGGCGTCTTCAAGAAACTCCCTTGTCCACTCCTCGGAAGCATCTGCTAGTACGTTTGTGTAGACGTCTACGGTGCTGTTCTTTTTGCCGCTTAGCCTTGTCACAGAGCCTTCGGAATAGCGGTAAGCAACTGCGTCAGTGTCTAGTGGGAAACGCTCCATTGTTTCAGAGGTGGGCGTGACGGTGATGATGTTTCTGCCGATAAGTTCGGGAAATGCTGCCTGTACTAAGGCGTCATGCATCTTGCCCAGTGCGCTTGTCATGTCGCTAAAGAGGCCTTCTTTTATGCCCATGGCGACATAGCGTTTGAGGAAGGGGTGCTCGGTTTTCTGCTTGAGTTTCTCGTAGACTTCCCGCTGATCGCACGGCTTAGCCATTAAAGCTTCAAAGAGTCTAGGCTTCACTTTGGTCACTTCTCCACATCAATGAAAATCAGGTCGCCGTCAGCTGCTGCTGCTTGGAGTGCGGTTCCTAGTTTGCGGTTGTAGTATACAGTGTAGGTTGCTGCTCCGCCCTCGTTTACTGCTTGGTCAACGAATTGGGTAACTTTTCTGCCTGCAGCGCTACAGACTGCTTTGCTTCGTGTTATTGGTCCGTTAGCTGTGACCTTGACTCTGCCCCGCTTAAGCACTCCACACATTGCGCCTGCCACAACGGTTTTGACTGCAATGCCTATGGCGTCGTCTCCGCCTGGGCTTTCTGAAACCTTGCCATCAGAACTCAAGTAGACAGGTGAACCTTTGGTGATTGCTGCCTCAGCTTCATATGATTCTATCTGCGCTTCTGGGTCGTCTGTTTCGCCGATTGCCATCCAGCTTTTGCCAGATCTATCAGTCAATCCAAATCAAATCGATTCTTTTCTTTGAATTTCCCAAAGTTCGTCCTTTGGTACTCTTCCCCACAAAAGTGAGCATAAAAACAGCTAGCCGCCTCCCGCCTTCTGCTCTAGCTGCTGAACTACCCTTCGCAACTGTTGACACATGCGCTGTGGACCAAGACTCCAACTGCGCTGAACCATAGGCGAAGGCAACACAGACTCGATCATTTGGGTTGCTTCTGAAGCAGCTATCATTTTAGGCGGGTTCTTAAGTAAACCGACACCGGGCAACTGCTTGCGCAAATCTTCAAGGGTTCTTTGTGTCTCGGTCAGTTGTGCTTGGAGGTTTTCGCTTTTTCCTTGTAGGTTGCAGACGGCGCTTTCGATTTTTAGTTCTCCAGCTGCCAAGCACAACTTTTCGAGGGCTTGAGCTTTTGCTTCAGCGGAAATTTCTGTCTGGTCTACACGTGATAGGGCGTTTCGGACATGGTCAGCATCCAAGTTGCCCTGAGCATTCTTGTACGGTAGGTGGCGGAGGCTTCGAGGCACGGTTTTGCCCTGCTCATCTTTTTCACCGCCTGACTCGATATATGCAAAGCACTCGTCGGGCAGGTTGTTGATGTACTCGGTGTCCCACTCTGCCTCTTGAATGCCTGCTTTTTTGAGGGCTTCAGTTACTTTATCGTCGATGAGCTTTTCTAAAACTTGAACGTTGGTTTCAGGAATACCCGGCACGGCAACTAAGCTAAGCTCAGCGTTGTGTAGCCCATGGGGAACCTTGCCGTCTACAACATCCACCGCTTCATAATCAGCGGCGACGCTCACATGCTGAACTAAACCTTTGCGGATTTTCTCAGCCGTCATCTCATCGTAAATTTCTGCCTCATACCAAAGGTTATGTCCATCCCAATCCGTCTTTGTTACCTTGCCGACGGCATTAGGAACAGCGACATGCTCGATATAGACAGGCGCATTAGTCAACTTGCTTGAGAAAGCCTGCAGTTCTTCAGAAGTATAGATGTTTAAGTTTCGGCTCATGCCCGTACACATAGCCACGCCCCGAATACGAAGAGGACTATCCGACATAGCCTCAACAACCTTGAAAGGCAAAAGTGAAGCAACATGCTCCCGAACATGCTTACAATCCCTACAGCCAGAGCCATCCTGAGACATACCTAAATCGCCAACAAACAATTCTGCAACTAAGCATTAATGGCTTGAGAGCCTAAACACGATATGTCGCAAACACGACAGCTCATCAGCCTCAAATTTAGAGATAATCTTTAACTTCAATGCGTTGCTTTAATTGTTTTATTATTTCATCTCTCATAGCATCGAATATGTGAGGAAGTTCTTTTTTGTCATTAATAACTGCAGCTTTCATATTGTCAAGAAGCGAGTGTAATTCTGTAACGTCTTGCTGGGTTATCATCCATAGTCTTACCTCAGGACTTGTTATCCAAGAAAAGAATCCGGCTAAAACACTTGGCAACATTTTTCTGATCAATGCTCCCCCTTCAGGGTCACATCGGAAAAGCTCCTTAAGGTCTTTACTTAATCCGATCAAGTCCCTGCTAAATCTAACAAGGGTAGTTTCTGGAGCGTCCATTAATAGCTCAGCAACAAATTGCAAAGGATTGTTATTTGACTGCAGAGCAATTAAGTCAGCTGTTTTACGAATCTCCAAAACAAGTTCCTCATTCGTCAACCGCTCAAAATTCAGACCCTTGGCGGCAAGCACCTCTAATATGTCTGTAATCTTTGGAGAAAATCGGTTATACAGCAGAAGTGTGAAAGCTAGTTCGTTTTCAGCAAAATCTAATCGTTTAACAAGCGATGAAAAGATTTCACTCGTCTGATACTTCTTAAAAACCAAGCAAACAATGAAACCTTTGGCTGTCAGATAATAATCATTTCTTTGTGACCCAGTTGCGCTAGTACTTTGGTTGACTGAGAGCAGTTGCATTTTCTTTAGGTCTCTGAGAGCATTTTCCGCTGAACCACCACCAAGTCGTGGTTCTGCCGTTGGCTTAGTTAATTGGTATTTAGTGATAGAACCCTCTTCTGCAGCCTTAAACAGAACCTTGAGTTTAGTCTGCATTGCTAAACTGGTATTCGCATGTATATCTGTCCGTGAATAGTTTAAGCTTGGGAAAAGAGTCAGAAGAGACGGTTGAACGACTCCCTCATTCTTCTGTCTATGCTGTCCACTTATAGTGCTGTCTAAAGACCGCATATTCTCCATCTATCCTGTCATATTAAAGGCAAGTAGCTAATAGCACTTTGGAAAACGAATTTGCGAGGTGAAATGTATGCCTAAAATGACCCAAGCTGACGCCCAACGAATTCAATCGGCAGTCGACAAGCAAGGAGCAAAAGGAGACCAAGGTTTCAAAAGCAGGGCAATGAGTACAGCATCAAAGAAGTAAAACGGCAATTGATAGCACGAGAAAACGAGCCCTTTGACGTGCGTTTAGTTGCCAATCAAATATTTTTCTTTATCGCTATCCATTTTCGAAAGTTAACTTGCTTGGCTTCTCCGAATAAATTATTGAACCACGCTTGTCACTTGCCAGGATTTTTTTATTAATTCTCTGATTTGATGATTTAGACTTCGGGATTAGCGATACCTCTAATGTTAATTGGGTTCATAAGTGTTTTATCTTAATGTAATAATGCAGTTATTATTGGTTCCACCCTTTGGTACATACCAATAAGTCCGTTTATTGTTGAGACAACCTTTAAGGCATCCCAAGCTCTTTTGACTATGCTTTTATCTGGGTTTGTTTTTACCAGTTGTGCCTTAATAGTTTCAATTTCAGATTGGCACGAAACCTTATCTTCATCGCTCAGTTCATTGCTAAGTCTGATTTGTTTCCCAAGACCGTCTAGAGACTCAAATAAATTAGAATACTCGGCTCTCACATAATTGTTGTTGCCAATTGTTATAATACCTGTGTTAGTTATATTGATGCCTCCGAGAATGTTTTCCCTCTGAAATCTGGAGGGTTTCTCGAAATAATCTATGCCTAGACTGGAAATATAGTAGAATGTCTTTTTGGATGGTACAGTTCTTAACCCAGTATCGTACTGCGATGCTACCTCTTCTTTTTTAAGCCATTCATGTTCAACGAGAAAAATCATATTCCTAATGACTTGAGCCCTTTCTAATCCTTTTATTTTTAAATCGCTTAATACCTTTTTTATCGGAATCTTGTAGCTACTCATGCCGCGAGGATTTCTATAGGAATTGTAAAAATATTCTAAAATCTTTTGTTTTACGTCATCGTCCGTAAAGGAATTTCTTGGCTTAGGCATATTAGTAAGGTTAAGTGTTCTCTTTAAAAGCTCTTCTAAGCGTTTAATTGCTGAGTCTGTTTGTTGTCCAAAAATGTGGATTGGTGGTCATTATTTTCAACGGTTTGGGGATTTATCAGCAAAAGAAATCGCACCAACCGTCTAGCGTTCAATGGTATGGTTTTGTGATCCAAGTATTTCAAAGAACTTTAGGTCCGCTTTCGCACGCTCAATCTTATTTAACGCGTTTTTTCTAGATCGTTTGACATTAGGCATTTCTATGTTCAACTTACGCGCAATCCGATAATCACTCAAGCCCTCAGCATGCAACCGTAGAATCTGACGCTCACGCTCAGTCAACGCCATAAGCTAAATCTCCTCTTCAGTAGCACTGTGTAGGTTCACGCCTTCGGCTTGCAAGTCCTTCTCTGATGCCTTGTAGGCGTCTACACCAAAACTCGTCATAGCCCAGCACCAACCCCGCCGCTCAACAACCACCGAATCCAATTCCTTAGCCAGCCGCTTATTCATGCGAACAATCCGTCGGGTCACTTGATGACGGGCAATCTTGTATTCGACCAGTTTGGCGGCTATGTCTTTGGGCAGTAATCCGGGAGCGCCTGCTTCAAAAAGCAGCTGAAGAATGGCTTTGTCGATCTCATCTTCACAGGCTGCCTCTTCGATAAGCGACTTCTCAAAGTGCAGTGAGTCTTTCAGGCCAGCAAAGATTACTCTGAGCAGCAGCTTGATTTCGGCTACGTCTCGGTCGAGTTTCTTGTCTTTGGCGAGTAGGTACTTGAGTTTTCCAACCTTGTCGGCTTGGCTGCGCTTGGGTTTTGGCGCTTTTTGGGCTGAAATTGGCATGTTTTGAACAGGTTTATCGCTTGTTTCCATGTCAAAATGCACACTCCAAGGTTTTCGCTCCATCAACGCACGTGACTTTTAGCTCTCGGTAATCTACACCAAGCGACCGTAGAAAAGCCGCTTCCAAAAAGCATGGACTTTTACCATGACCTCGGTATAGTGCTGAAATGGCTTTTGAACAGGTTTCCACAGCCAAAAATGACTCAAGAAGCCTAAGAGACATAGCTGTTACCTCCATCAGCTGAAGCCTTAGCTACGCCTTGACTGCATTCAGAATCTGCCAGCTTGCATAGGACCTCAGCAACTTTCGCTATGTCATAGCCCATCTTGTCCAGTTTGGTTAGGCTGCCTGAGATTTTCTCCAAATCATACAGGACATTGCCCATTTGCCCTTCCAACTTCTTAACCCGCTCTGGCATCAGCAAATACTCGACAGCGGCGTCACGGCCAAGATGGTCAAGCTCTCCTTCGTCTTCTCCAGGGCTGTCATCGATAACCCGCTTTGGAGTGCTCACTGTAAAATATCGATTCAGTAAATTGGCGACTGGGTCATCGATGCCTAACTCATGGCGCTTGTTAATCTGCCCTTCACCCAAGACACAACCGTACTTGCTGGATAGACCCTTAGCTACTCGGTCAGCCAAGTTCTTTGCCAAGGTCACAAGCTCTCCCGGACTGCGACCGTACAACGTCTCTACATGAACAATCCAAGACGTTGTCGTATGCCTGATCTTGACGCCTTGTTCCAAACCCAAAAGAGCCGTCCAATTCACCATTTCAATCCGCTTAAAATCACCCATAGGATAAACCCCTTCACGTAAAACTGGGAACTTGAAAAAACATCGGTGCAAACGGAAGACGCCGCTGCTGAACAGAACGCCCTCACATGATATGAGAAAGTTTTGACCTTTCTCGGTTAACTCGTAATCTACAAAGTTGCTGCGCTTAAGTCGGCGGATTAAACCTGCCTTTTCCATCTTTTTTACGTAGTAATCGACATGTTGTTTGCTCCATCCACGGGCTCGCCCTATCTTGGCAGGGTACATTTTGACCTCTATGCCCTTGAGGATGGGGATGACGCGGGAGCGTACGGTAGAGAAGTCAAATTTGACTTTGGACTTTGAAACCTCAAAATTTTGACTTCTATCTGGTTGCTCTGCCAAAAACTTTAGCGCCTCCTGGATTCCTTAAAGTTATCGCAAGCGTCAGAGGAGGCTACGCGGCCTACTGAGCGTCTGCCATGCATGGTTGGTTCAGAGCAGCGCCCGCACCAAAAAATGCAGTCCATACAATAGTGAACTGTCGAACTATGCGTAGAAGAAGTATAGAGCGTACGCTGAGGAAAAAACGAAGCTAAAAAAGAAAAAAGGCTAGTATTATTTCGTACATATGATGGCGGGTCCGACGGTTTTCACGATACACGTAGAGCATTACATACGACCGTTTACAGTACACGTTAGACATTTTGTACTGTCGCCTCTTGGTGAAGCAGCTGTCTTAGCGTCTGGCTGAGAAGTTGGAACTGATAGTTCTGTAGGTCATCTGCGTTTTTAGTGGTGACTGCGCCTTGAGATAGAGCATCTTTGGTGAGTATTTGTTCTGGATTTAAACCCAAAGCTCGCAGCAGTTCTTTAGCGGTCTCTATCTTGTTGAGTGGCGTTTTGCTTCGGATGCATAGGCCTGATGATTGGTAGACGTTTCGTAGTTTGTCTATGCCGACGCTTTGGATGTCATGGTAGGTGTCGACGGTGTGGCCCATCATGTAATCAACGTAGTCGGGTTGAACGCCTAATGCGAGGAGCTGGGTTTTGAAGTATTTGCGTAGGCTGTGGACTCTTAGGTCGTACATGCGTCCGTTGCGTTGTTTTAGCAGGTTTGCTTTGGCGTATAGTCGGTGGACGAGGTAGCGGATTTGTTTGGAGGATATTCCTCGGATTTCGCTTTTTGTGTGGTCTCGAATTAAGGGTGAGTCGTCGGTTAGTGTTTCGGGGGGTTTGCGTTCTGTTCCTTTTTGTCTTTGGTCAAGGTAGATTCTTAGGTATTGGGCTGCTTCAGCGCCAAGGAAGGTGTCGTAGTCGTGGTATTTGCCTTTAGTTATGTCTGCTTCAATATGCACATGGATTGGGTTTGTGTTGCTTTCTATGTCTTCTTTGACGTGTCTGTACTGTAGTCTGCTTAGGGTTTCTTCGCGGAAAGCGCCTAGTGCTAAGCAGGAGACTATGACTTTGTCGCGTAGGGTGCCGATGTCGAGGAGTTTTTCTAGTTCTTCGGGTTTTGGTGCTCTGTCTTTGTAGGTTACGCGTCTGCTAAGCGGTTCAATTAAGTCTATTCTGACGCCGTTGACTCGGTAGAAGGTTTTTACGCTTTTTATGTAGTTGTTGACTGGCCCAGGTTTGATTCCTTCGTCTTGTAGCCATGCGAGGTAGTCGTTGATGTAGCCGGTGTGGTTTTGTACTCGTTGTGGGTCTGGTATGTTGCCGACGGGTTTGGTGTCTGCTATTATGAGGTCTGGGCTGTAGCCGAGCCATTCAGCGTACTTGCGTACTTGCACGGTGTAGGTGGTGAAGGTGCCTGAGCTTCCTGAGCAGTGCCGCAGTAGGTGTCTTGCGACTTTGAGTAGGCTTTGGTTGTCAAAGATGTAGGGGATCATTGTGGGGCGGTCAGATAAGAAGGCGGATAGGACGTACTGGATGAGTCCTCTTTCTTTTGCTGCTAAGACTTTGTCAAGATTTAGGGTGACTGGTTGCTTTAGTTTGTAGCCTCGTTTGCTTTCCATTATAGTGACTGTGTTGCCTTGGATTGCCATGGTGTAGGGTATTTTCTTTAGGTCTTCAACGGTGAGTTGCTGGTTTCTTATGATGGGTGAGACGATGGCTTTCGCTATGACTTTAGCGGTCATTTGTTGCTTCTCCGTATTGTTTACGGTGAGTTTTTCGCTCCGATGGTCGAAGCGCATACTCAGTCTCTACTTTAGGCTGTTTTACATTTAAATCCAACTCAAAACCCGAAGATAGCCTTTGCAGCTCTAAAATGTCGGCTTTTAGCAATACAAGCCCTGACGCTTTGGCGTCGCCCCCATGTAGAGTTGGGGGTTCATCGTCGTGGTCCCAAGTTAGGATAATGTATTGGTCGCATTCGTAGATTAGCCAGCCCACTGCTTTTCTGATCTGCGGCTTCATAGCCACGGCGGTTGCTCGGTTATAGAGGACATGGTCAACGTATCGAACGCAAACAAGCTTCTTAGATTCTCCAAGCATTTTTTCAAGCTCTCCTCTACAAGTACAGTTCCACTTGGTTGGTGCCGCAGCTGAAGATGAGGTTTCGGCGCAGAGGCAAACCTGTCTTTAAACTCTCTTTTAGGATGATTTCTTTGTTTACGCCACTTTGTTGGCTAAGCTTGTCAAGGCTCGCTTCTTGCTGGTACTGGGTTAATTCTTTCCAGTCAACGGTGAAAACTGATTCGGGGTCTTTGTTGCTGCCGAGTTTGGCTTGTTGGGTTGCTATGCTTTGAATTGGAACCTTGCCGTCGCGGAAGATGTCGCTCCATTCCTGCTTGCCCTGAAAGTTTAGGCGTGCCCACGTTCGAAAGTTACCCAC